CAGCAGGAAATGTATTAGTATCTAATCCCCAAGGATTTACAGTGCGTTCAATATCAGTATTGTCCAATATCCCATCATATAGACGGAAATTAGCTCTCATACCATACTTGGTATCACGCATCCTATTATCACTATTATATAGTGCAAGCGTGATTCCGGCATTAACACAGTCTTTACGCCACTCTTTATCCTTCTGAGATGTAGACTTCTTTTGACTGGGAAATTGTGCACGCAATATAGGCATTACCATTATAGTTCCCTCCTAATTAAAAATTCTTTTTCTATATTTTCCATATTAAATTTATATGTAAGTAATATATTAGTAATTACCTTATTTGCTTCATCTATATAAGCATTCTCAGCATCTTCTTTAGTTGGATACATTCCTATATGCCTTCTATTTGATAAAACAGATATTCTTACAATCCATCGTTTATATTGAGGTTTAAAATTAACTTGTGGTGATTTATTTTTTAGTTTCCTGCACCACTCTATGTCGGTGTATTTTTTAATTAATTCGGTTATCCTACTATCAAAATCTAAACAATTTGAGCTTCTTATTAAATATGCTTCTTTATAGACTTTTTCAGCATCTCCTCTATTTCCATAACTACCGAGAGAATATTTTTTACCATTTATTCTTATGCAGGAACACCATCTTTTAGACCTATTAACAAAATATACACCGGCTCCTTCAACAAGCTCCTTTTTTAGAAAAGTGTTTCGTGAGGATTTAATTCTATTTTCTATCTCTTCTCGTGACTGTTTTCTTCCCCAACATGGGCTAAGTTCACCACTTTTTCCAAACATAGGATTATTACTTCCAGAACTATTCTTACTTAATTTAGCTCTCGTATCTTCTCTCACAATTATTCCAACAGACCCTTCTCCACCATCTGTAACATTTGTCAAATTGTATCCTTGATCTTTAAATTCTTTAATATAATACTTTTCAACTTCACAGGCATAACTCCACCCTATTACCTCCTCTATTAAGTGGATTGTTGGTTTAACATCCTCTTTTAACAAGTCTCTTATCCAATTATTTTTATGTGTTTTTGTTTTTAATGAATAATTTGTTAAATGCCCTGACAATCTACTATTTAAATCTTTTATAGTAATCCCAATATACCTCGGTTTACACTCCTCATCACGGGGGTCACGTAACTCATACACTTTAACTAAAACATCTTCTGGAACTTTTACTCTCATAAAACTTACAATATTACTAATTTATTTATCTGATTACAACAAATTCTTTATGAAAATGCTGATTTATTTTGTTGTCTATAGCCATAAGTTCTTTGAAAGAATTTATCTTGTGTATAGGATGCCTTGGCTTTAGCTTCTTTCTCAGGCCTGTATTTAATCCTTACTTCTCTGAATATCATTAACAATCCAAATGCTGAGATTCTATCTGCATTCATAGTAGGGCTGTAAAAGATAGCTTCTCTAATTAATCCAACAGATAGTTGGATTGAAGCGTTACTAACTCCTTCTGGTCTACCAACTGCTTGGCTATTCATCCAAGCAGGGCCTAATTCAGCTCTACCCCACTTATTAATACCGGGAGTTCCATAAACTCCTTTACCTTTATTACCAACAGTAGAACCTCTTTGCATATCCATATCTCTTAATTCAGGTGGAGTATCTTCAAGCAGGTATAAACTATTCTTTGCATCAAAGTATGTAAATACACCTTTCTTTTGATTCTCATATAACAATCTTGCATTATAGTAAAGTAATCCTCTTCTACATTGCTCATAAAAGTCTTTAGCAAATTTAGTCCTTGCTGAATACTCTAATACTATCTTTTCAGTCCATAGATCAAATATAAAGAATGATTGTAGAGAGAGTGTATTATCTGTATTATCATCATCATCAATTGGGTCGAGTGCAGCAATGTATCTTCCATATGGTATAGAACCTGTAGCATCTCTTTGAGGCAGAAAAAACATTTCAACACACCCTTCTACATTATCAGTCTTTAGTGGGTATTCTCTAATAGGAGTTTTATCCTCATTATTCCACTTAACCTCCCCATCTTCACTTATTACAAACCTTCCCTTGTAGGTAGCATTTAATATTTTATCATTGGTCATTAATTCAGCAAGTCTGTGTTTTAAATCTGCTAAAGGATAGTTATTAGCTCCTTTATTAAGAAACATCTCTGATGGAATTAATGGATAATTCATCATTTCCAAATCAAGGGCACTACCAGACTTAGCTTTTTTCTTCTCTACACGCCTCTGCTCATAGTGAGCATAAGCTTCTGCAATTTTAGTATTACCATTCTCATCTTTATACCCTCTATCAGCATAGTAGGCTGGTATAAACCATCCTATAGACCCCGTATTCTCCCATTCATCTTCAAACTCCAGCATATCAAATCCAGCAGGGTCTCTAAATATAATCTCAGCTCCAACTACTTTCTCAATATTTCCACCTGTTCCAATGTAAATAGCACTACCATACTTATCTGTACCATCTGTTCTCATAGTAGCATCACTACTACCATGTGCTGTTAAGATTCTATCTGTAAGTCCTACCTCTTCTATAACAAGTACTGAGTACCTACCTCCAGCAGAAGCTTCTGGATTTTCAGCAGTGAATACACCGTGTTTAATATTACTACCACTTCCACCAGCATCTTCTTTCCACTCCCCCCCAATTTTTTTATCGTAAGCATGTCTCCAAGGATTCTTCATATTATTAGGCTGAAGAGTTCCTTTCATGTGCTTGTATAATGGAGAGGGTTTCTCATCTATAGTACCTTGTTTCCATATACCGGGTAAGTTGGTAAGGGCTTCTTTTGTCTTAGATAATAGGTCTGAAGACTTAGCTGCTATACCTGAGCCTACAAATAATTCATTTTTGGGTGGGTTACTTGTGTAAGATTCATCATAATATTTAGCTCCATCTGTTATAATTTCATGAAGAATTACCCCAACTGCAACTAAAAACGATTTTCCTAAGCCCCTGGCACTCAGCAACATAAGGTTTTTTGCTTCATTCCAATATAAAGGTCTACCTAATGGTCTTGTATTTAATCTTCTAAGATACTCTCTTGCTGTAATATAAGTTTTTACTTCTCCATTAGCTTTATAACAGGTTGGGTGCATTGTAAGAACTTTTCCTTTGTCAAATAAAGGAATATCTCTATTACAGCTAAACTCATCATCATCCTCAAATCCACTAAATCCACGAGCCTCTATCCAATTATAGAAAAAAGCTAATTCTAAATCAGATAGATAAGGTCTAATTTTAAACTTAGGCATTGTTCTTGGAGCATCTTCGGGCTTGTGGAGAATAGTTCCAAAATTAATATAAAAATATAATCCCGGAGTAATCCATCTCCAGCTATGATTAATATTATTAGATAATTCCTCATAATCAAGTGCACCAGCAATATCTATGTTAATTTCCTGAGTATCAGGTATCCAGCACCCTTCAAAAATTCTTTTTATATGAAGCTTCCAGAAGTTCCTATATTTAAGACTATCAGGATGATAGTTAGGAATCTCCGATACTATAAAATTCTTCTTATTAAATATACGAGTAAATATCTTTGATTCTATCATAAACTTTAATTAAATGCCCCAGATTCCATTCCTGATTCCTGCAATCCAGCTTTAGTAGTACCGCTATCTTTCTCCTGCTTAACCTGATCTGACAGCTTTGATATAAGTTCAAATAATCCTTTAGTAGAGGTAATCATCTTATCAAGGTCTGAAGCATTATCCATTGTATACACCTGATCTTTAACAAACTTATTCCTTTGCTCAAGCTTTTGTATATAAATCAATAGACTCTTCTCAAGTTTACTCATTGATAACTCCTCATAAGCTTCTTTAATTTCATCATACTTGCTCCAATCAAACTTAGCATCTTGCAAATAATCTTCAGCAATTAGCTGTTGTCTATCATCAAAAGTTAAATTTCTAAATTTGTTAGCCTCTGAGTTATCAACCAAAAGAGCAATAGCCCACATTATTTTACTACTGTGGGCTTTACTCTTAGATGTATCCTCTGAATACAGTTTATTAAAAGCTTGTGGGATTTTAAGCTGTGGCTCTATTTCCCAAATATTAGCATCTGTATCAAATGAATTAAGTAGTGACATTATACAGTTACCTCTTTTTCGCTTGGT